GGGTTCGGGCATCCTGCTGCCCGAGGAAGCCCGCGCGATGGAGCGCCTGAACAACATCCCCGCCGCGCAGCAACTGACCGGACTGACGTACAGCGAAACCGGGGAATCTCCACTACCGCTGCCACAGCCCCAGCCGCGTCCGTCATCGTCATCGTCCTCTTCGTCTTCGTCGTCGTCGGCGTACGGGAAGTCCTCCTCCTCGCCACCCTCGAAGAAGTCCGCATCCGATGTGCGGCGACCGCGCGGTCACGGATACATCCCGTCGTGAAAATCGGCGTGTCGATAACCACTCGCAATCGACGCCCCGTCTTCGACCGGTCGCTGCGCCACTGGCGGTGCTGGATGCCCGAGGGAAGTGTTCTCGTCGTCGTCGACGACGCCAGCGACAACCCGCTGCGTGGGGACCGCTGGAATATAGACCATTCACTGCTCGTCGGCCTCATCAACAACGAACACCGGCTGGGCGTGGCCATGTCCAAGAACCTGGGCATCGCCGCCCTGCTGGACGCCGGATGCGACCACCTGTTCCTCGCCGACGACGACGTCGCGCCGGTGTGCGCCGACTGGTGGCGCCCCTACGTCGAATCCCCCGAGCCGCACCTGTCCTACCAGTGGTTCAACGCCAAGCGCCGGCGCGGGCAGTTGCTCGACGACAGGTGCCATGACGGTCGGCATTTCCAGGTGGACTTCCCGCGCGGCGTGCTGCTGTACGCCGAGCCCCGGGTCATCGACACCGTCGGTGGCATGGACCCGGCGTTCGGAGCGTGGGGCGGCGAACATGTCGAATGGCAGGCCCGCATCCACGAGGCCGGGCTGACCACCTGGCGCTATGCCGATGTCCTGGGATCTCAGCAACTGTGGTTTGAACCGATGACCCGTTCGACGTTCCCCGGCGCCCGGCGGCGGCGGGCGCTCATCTGCAACGGCAGGCAGTGGCAGAAACCTCGCCCGCGATTTGTCCCCTACCGCCGCGGTCACGGCACCCAGGACTATTCGAGACTTCCCCACCTCAACTGTGAAAACGCTGGCTGGCCGCTGCTGCAGCACGTCCTCGCACTCATGCCGTCCGGCACGGCGGTGGAGTTCGGCGTCGGATCGGGCGCCACCACCGAGATGATCGCCAAGCAGATGCCGGTGGTGGGGTTCGACAGTTTTAAGGGGCTGCCGGAATACTGGCGTCCCGAATACCGGAAAGGCTCCTTCGCCTACAGCGTTCCGATCATCGAGAACGCGACGATCGTCGAAGGCTGGTTCGCCGACACGCTGCCGCAGTTCGACTTCGGAGCCCTCGACCACATCGGACTGGTGCACTTCGACGCCGACCTCTACACGTCGACGCAGACCGCGCTCGACCACATCGGGCCGTATCTGCGCCCCGGAACGTACTGCGTGTTTGATGAAATGTTCGACTACCCGGGCTGGGAGTGCCATGAATACAAAGCGTGGCGGGAATTCGCCGACCGCACCGGAATCGGATGGACCGTCGTCGGATACGGCCCGAAAGAATCCTGGGCCATCAGGATCGGCTGACCAGCCCGTCACGCTCTTCGAGTTCGCCGGGCGCCGGGAGAACGTGGAGCTACAGCTTCCCCTGTTCCGGCGCATCCTCGCGCAGAATCCCCGGGTATCGATCCATCTGTGGAATCTCGCCCGGGAGAACAGCGACGACCAGTACCTGAAAGCCCTCAGCGAACCTGGAATCGAGATCCACCACCAGTTCTCGGGCCCGCGGGCGATGTCGCGCATCCCGAGGGTGTGGCAGCACTACAGCATGCCACGATTCTGCGAACACATCTTCGTCAAGATCGACGACGACGTCGTATTCCTGCAGACCGACCGGCTCGCCGACTTCGTCGCTGCAGTCCAGTCCCGGCCGGGCGCGATCGTCAGCGCGCTGACCGTGAACAACGGTGCGTCCACCCGGCTGATGCCGCGACTCTGGGAGCAGTTCGAGACACTCGGCATCCCGCTGCTCGACGTGCACATGTCCAACGCATTCGCCGAAAAGGCCCACAACTACATGTTCGAGCACTGGTCCGAACTGATCGACACCCCGCTGGAACTCACCGACTGCGAGGACTGGTGCTCGATCAACTGCATCGGCCTGGACTGGCCCACACTCGCCCGCCTCACCAATCGACTGGGCCACGCGCACCCGCGATTCGTCGCCGGACGAGAGTGGCACCCACGTCACCGCATCGGCGACGAAGGATCGGCGAACATGGAAAGCCGGCATATCCTGCAGGGCTTCCTGGCCGCGCACCTCGGATTCGGACCGCAGCAGCTCACCGGGAAGCAGGAGGCGCTATGGCGACACAGTTACGGCGAAATCGGACTCAAGTATCTGGCGGCCCGGGTGGCGGCCCAGTTGTAAACGCACTGATCGTCATCCCGTTCAGGGACCGGCACGTCGACCCGCTGCGGTCGGCCAACCTGGCGCGGGTACTGGAGCACTGGCGCGGGCTGCCGTCCCCGGTCATCGTCGTCGACGACGGCCGCGAAGGCTGCGCGCAATTCAACCGTTCGGCGGCCTACAACAGCGCCGCGGCGGCAAACGGCGCCGACGTGCTGATCTTCAGCGAGGCTGACATCATCATCGACTACGGCCAGATCACCCGGGCCATCATCCTGGCCGAGGAGGCACCCGGCCTGGTCATTCCCTTCGACGAGTTCCGGGCAGTCCCACCCGGAGACTCGCACTGGATACGCATGCACTCGGCTGAACCCGCCGACTGCGAATACTCGGTGATCAAAGGAAAGCGCGGCAGCATCGGAGCCGTCAACGTGGTGTCGCGCAAAACCCTCGACCTCGTCGGCCGCTACGACGAGAATTTTTCCGGCGCCTGGTACGACGACGACGCCATGAAGATCGCCTTCGAGGTCTGCGCAGGACCGACCCGGTGGGTGGACGGCCCCGCCTACCACCTGCACCACTGGTCCGGCGGCAAAGGCACCCACCTGAGCCCTGCCGACCGGCAGGCGACAGCCCGCAACCGCAACCGGCTGCGGCGCTACCGGCGGGCGGAAACCCCCGAGCAGATCCGGGCACTGACATGCGAGTAAACATCGGCATCGTCGCACACGACTCCCGCATGGACGCAGTGGTACAACTGGCCGAGGATGTCGGAGCCAACTACATCTCCCTCGACAACGGAAGGCTCGGCTGCGCGGGCAACCACCGGCAGGTGTGGCGCTGGCACCGCGACCACCCCGCGGAATGGAGTCTCACGCTGGAGGACGACGCCATCCCGGTGCCCGGATTCCGCAGGCAGCTCGACGCTGCACTGAAGGTGGCCCCGGCGCCGATCGTGTCGCTGTACCTGGGCGGCGGATACGTCGGCGACCGGCGCACACAAGCCGTGATCCGCACGGCCGAACAGACCCGGATGTGCTGGGTGACCACCCGGGGAGTGGTTCATCACGCGGTGGCCCTGGCGGTTCACCGGGAACTCGTCGCCACGCTGAGTACCGGAATGCTGCAGACCACGGAACCGATCGACAGGGCGATCAGCCGGTGGGCCCGAACCCGGGGGCACACGGTGGCCTACACCATCCCGTCCCTGGTGGACCACGCGGACGGACCCAGCCTCGTCACCCGTTACCGCCGCAACCCCCGGCGTGCCTGGTCAACAGGCAGCCGCGAAGAGTGGACCGATAGTGCAGCACCCCTGCGGTAGTCTGATTCAGCAGTTCCCATGAGGAGAAACGATGGCCGATGCTCCTAAACCGTACGGCAACGTGGCTTATGCCGACCCCGAAAATGGCAAATACCCCATCGACACCGAAGACCACGCACGCGCCGCGCTTTCCTACTTCTCCATGCCGAAAAACCGGGCCAAGTACGACCCCGAAAAGGCGAAGTCCATCATGGGCCGCATCAAGGCGGCCTGTAAAAGATTTGGAATCGAAGTGAGCAAAGACTCCGACAAAGAGGAACGCAGCGATTACACGGCGGCCACCGAAGTGGAAACCCGTTCGGCGAATATGTCGATCGACGGCGTGGACTTCGGGCAGCGCATCATCACCGTGCTCGCAGTGCCCTACGAACAGCCGACGAAAGTGCCTTTCCGCCAAGAGATTTGGAACGAGGTGTTTTCGCGCACGGCGTTCAACGGCATCGAAGCCCGTGCTCAGCGCGTCCCGGCGACGGCGGTGTTCGAGATCCCCGCGCCGGATCACCGGGGCGGGCGACTCGTCGGGCGGGTGATCAGGGCGGACTCGCACGACACGCAGGGACTGATCACCGACGTGAAGATCAGCGAGACCGAGCTGGGCACCGAGCTGTTGCAACTGGCGCGCGATGACGCACTGTCGGCCAGCATCGGCTTCATGGTGCGCAACCCCTACCGCGACCAGGAACTCAACCGGCAGAGTCTCACCCGCCGGATCAACAAAGCCTTTCTCGACCACCTGGCATTCGTGGGACAGCCGGCATACGAGGGCACCAGGATTCTCTCCATGCGTGCAGAAGACCAGCGCAGCGAATCCCAGGTTTTCACGCCGACCCCCAAGATGGACATGTATCTGAACGACCCAATTCTGCGCTGGGCGCAGGAACAGGTGCAGAAATAGCTGTTAATCTGAGCCTGGCTGCCAGGGCCTCGTTCACCGGGAGGGTGTCGCTCGCCGAGAGGGCTGTGGTTTGAAAAACACATTCCCCTTCGACAAAGGAGTTCCCTGAAATGGGCAGCAACGCACATTCCGGCGACGAGATGATCCGTCGCCTGGAAACCGAGCTACGTGAAAAGGAGTCCCTCGTCCGGGGCATCTTCGAGCGGGCCAACGCCTCCAACCGCGACATCGACGACCACGAGAGCGAAATGGTCGCCGAGTGCCGCGGGCGTATGGAGCAGATCCAGAAGCAGATGGAGCAGGTCGGCGAGGTCAACCGCATCGCCTACGAAACCCGCACCAAGGGCCGCCAGATCGACGACGCGGTGATGGCCATGAAGGGCAAGCCCAAGATGGGCGAAGTCGAGTACCGGTCAGCCGGTGAATTCATGCTCGACATGTGGAACAGCGCGCAGGGTAGCCGCGAGGCCAGCGACCGGCTCGAAGTCTTCCACCGCACCGCCTCGCACCAGAAGACCAGCGACTCCCTCGGTGTCATCCCCGACCCGATCGTCGGGCCCGTCATCGACTTCATCGACGCCGCACGACCGCTGGTATCCACGCTGGGCACCATGGCGCTGACCAGCGCCACGTTCTACCGGCCCATCGTCACCCAGCACCCGCAGGTAGGGCTGCAGGGCACCGCCGGCGCAGCCGCCGACGAAAAGACCGAGCTCGACAGCCAGAAGATGGTCATCACGCGCAAGACCGTGAACGCCAAGACACTTGGCGGCTACGTCAACGTGTCGCGTCAGGCGATCGACTTCTCCTCGCCGTCGGCACTCGACCTCGTCGTCAACGGTCTCGGGCAGCAGTACGCCATCGAAACCGAGGCACTCGTCGGTGACGCACTAGGCACCACCTCAACCGCGGCCGTGTCCTACGGCGCGGTGCCGACGGCCGACCTGGTCGCTGCGGCGGTATGGGAAGCGGCAGGCACCGTCTACACCGCGGTGCGCGGCATGGGCCGCCTGGTGATCGCCATCGCCCCGGATGTACTCGGGGTGTTCGGACCACTGTTCGCCCCGGTCAACCCTCGCGACGCGCAGTCGCAGGGCTTCGAGGCGGGCAAGTTCGCACAGGGACTGATGGGCTCCATCGCCGGAATCCCGGTCGTGATGTCCGCCGGTCTCGGCAGCGGCGAGGCGTTCCTGTTCTCGACCGCGGCCATCGAGGCGTTCGAGCAGCGGGTCGGCACCCTGCAGGTAGTGGAGCCGAGCGTGTTCGGCCTGCAGGTCGCCTACGCGGGATACTTCTCGACTCTCGTCGTCGAGGAAGATGCAATCGTTCCGCTGGTTCAGTCCTGATGTTCGTCCGCACAACAGCGGGCGGCAGGACGGTAGCCGTCGGTTCCGGGGTTCCGCGAGACTGGACCCCGGAGCCGAAAGCTCCGAAGAAAGCCGCGGCAAAAAAGGCCGCGCCCGCACCCGAGCCTGCCGAGGCGGCAGAACCAAAACTGACGTTCAAGTCGGCACTGGACAAGGAGGCATAAATGGCCACCACCACAAGGACCAAGGACTACATGGGCCGGTTGCTGATCAACGCCGACCCCGGAACGACTGATCCGGCCCAGGATTACATGGGCCGGGACGTGATCGTCTCCAACAAGGACTACATGGGCCGCGTGCTGGTGGCCTGATGCCCGAGCTCACTGTCGGTGATGTACAGACGTTCACCAACGACAGGCTGTTGGCAAGCGACGCCAACGTGCAGCTCATGCTCGACGCTGCACTGGCGGCGTCGCGACGCGACTGTGGATGGTTCGTCTGTCCGGTCCTCGTCGATGATCAGGTCGTCATCGACGGACCGGACAGCCGGATTCTGAATCTGCCCACCCGCAGGCTGATCACGCCCACCGAGGTCACCGAGGACGGCGTCACGCTGACACTGTCCGATCTGAACTGGTCGGCCGGTGGGCCGCCGGGTCTTCTCGAACGGCCGGTGTCGATGCGCAAGAGGTCACGGGGATTCTGGAGCTCCGAATACCAGGCCGTCACCGTGACGATGACCCACGGCTACACCGAGACGGAAGCCGCCGACTGGCGCTACGCGGTGCTGTCCATGGTGGATCAGATGGCCGGCTACATAGTGACCGGACGCAGCGACGCCGACCTCGTGCACAAGCGTGTCGACGACGTCGCCTACACCTGGGCCAACCCCTACACGGCGATGGCGGAGACCGCACTGTTCTCGGTGCGTCACATCTTCGACGACTACAAGTTGCCGCGCCTGGAATTTCTGTGAGAGGCGGCCGGGATGCCCTTCGGAAACCAAACCATCAGCTTCGTGAACCGCACCACCACCGGGGCGCCCGACGAACTCGGCAACTATCCACTGGCCGAGACGACGACGGACGCACCAGGTTGCCGGCACCGACCGCTGACGTTCAGCGAGACGGCGGAATTCCAGATGGACATCGCCACCCAGCCCTACAAGACGACGATTCCGATCGGTGAATACAGCGCGGACCTACGGGAACTGGTGCTGGCGATCAAACCCAACGACGTGATCCGGGTTACCGGCGTGGAGTTTCAGATCATCGGCGGGATACGACACCATCCGAACATGGACAGCAGTCCGTTCAAGGCGACACTCATCTCCAGGAGGCAGGTCGGATGACCGTACGACTCGAAACCCAGATCCTTCACGAACTCGAAACCGGTCTCCGCAAAGACGGTGAGGTGCACCGCAAAACAAAGGACTTCGCCAACGAGGTGAAGGACTACTGGGTCGAGTTCCAGGCACCGGCGCCGTGGAACATACGCCCGGAAACCATCGTCGGACACGCTGAAGATTGGCCGTACACCACCGGAGAATATGCCCACTCGATCAAAGTGCGACAGGGGCGCAACCCGCGCGGACAGTTCATCTCGTCCTGGGACGTATACACCCACAGTCCCATAGCGCATTTCATCGAATGGGGCACCGCGGAGGATGCGCCCGGCACCCACTCACCGTGGGGGCCCAACACCCCGACCTACCCGTACGCCCCAGCGGCTGCGACCGCGCACTTCTTCGGCGGGACGCCGGACTGATGCCGGGCCTATCTCCGTTCCACCGACATCGACCATCCGGTCGACCATGTTCGCACGTCGATGTCGAGAGCTGTCCCCAACAGCACCGAATCGCTGATCGACAACATGACCGCTTTCATCCACGGCAACGGCGGCGTGCCCGGCTCCAGGTGCCTGCGGATGAACTCGGGGGGCCGCTGCACCCACGAACCCAGCGGACCGTCGAACTCGACCACCCCGTCGACGATGAGCCTGACACTCATCGGACGGTCACCTTGTGCGGGCACTGGGTTTCGCGACGCTTCAAGCCACCGATCAGCACCGCGCCGTCAATGGCGATCGTCGGCCGGTCACTGACGGTAAGCACCAGCAGGGGATCGGCCCGCCCGCCGTCACAGCGACAGTGCACCGGAATCATCCGGGTGCCCTCGCCGTCCAGCCGGGCCTCCAGGTTGCGCAGCCGGATCAGCTCTTCGCGGTCCACGATCTCGCTGCCGCCCGCCGTCTCGATCAGGTGGACGATCGCCTCGGCGAGCAGTGTCGTGGTGACGGAGACCTGTTCGGCCACCTGTTCGGGCAGCCCGGCGGTGCGGAACACGGGCAGGTTGATCACCATCTCACCCCGGCTGTCCTCCGGATCGCCGGGATGTATCAACCCGGACGCCAGCGTCGCCGCGATCAGGTCGGCAATCGGCTTGTTCGGCATCGACCAACGATGGCACCCCCGAAAAGACGATGTCAACACCCTTGACGAGGGATCATGACCGAGCTGCTCAACGAGGACGTCGATGACGACGAAACCATCGTCGTCGCCTGGCTCACACCCAACCTGGCCACAGGACATGTCGCCAACACCCGCCGGTCTGGAGACCCGCTGCCGTTCTACCTGGTGACCCACATATCCAGCACCGACAACGTGGAAGAGTCGACCAGCGACTGCCTGCTGTCGGTACACGTCCTGACCCACAAGTCGGCGGGCGAACAGGCCTCCCGCGACGAGACAAGCAGGATGCACCGCCGGATGCTGCTGCTGGCCCGCCACAACGAAGCCGTCGCACTGGCCGGTGGCCGCACGGCCACCATCGACTGGACAGACGTCGCCCAACGCCCGAAGCGGGTGGAGTACGGCGACGAATTGATCCTCCGCAGAGTCGGCCGATACCGCATCGGTCTTTCCTTCGCAGAGGTGCAGTAGAACACCCGTAGAATCCGCTTTGACGACGGAAGGACCAGAACGTGAGCATTCCGAGCACAGGAACATCGTGGAGGGCCGGCGGCTTCTCAGACGTCGACTCGCGGTTCAACATCCGAGGTGGCCTGTGCGCCATCCTGGTTCGCGACAACCGCGGCGCTGCCACCAACATCTCGCCGTGGGCGGCCGGTAGCCCGCCGACGCGCAACTGGTCACCTTTCGCCGAGGACGGCAACCCGCGCGACGACCTGTTCGCAGTGATCCGCGTCGACGGGGAGTGGGTCACCAACCCCGATCCCAACGAGGGCTTCTGGCTGGTCGGTGCGTTGACCGAGGACGGCGGCCCCGAGCGGGCGCCGACCATCAACGAAGACAACCAGATGATCCTGCAGTCCAACATGCCTTTCGACACGGACCTGACCGAAGAGGGCCTGGTCATCAACTTCACCGGGGTGGAAACACTGAAGCCCTTGCTGAAGCGGCTGCGGATGAACCTCCCGCTCTCCGACATCAGCGGCAACCCGATCGTCGAAGATCCCGGCACGGAGAATTTCTGCATCGGCAAGCCGATCGACGTCGAATCCGTTGAGCGCCAGATCATCGCGATGTTCGCGCGGCGCAAAGGCGGTCGCTACCTGTTCACCGCCGAGGGCTACTCGCTGTGCAAGCTGACCAACATCGGCGCGTTCCGGCGCAGCAAGACCGATCCCGACGCGGGCGAACTGGGCTACACGGTTCTGCCCGACCCGTTCCTGGTCGGCAAGGACCCGGCCGATCCCGACTCCGACGAGCTCATCCCGATCCTGTGGAACGAATGGCATTCCGGCGACGGCTGGACCGCCATCGGCGGCGTGCCGGTGTGGCCGGGCGTGGCACCGATCGGCACCCAGACGGCGGCCACCACCGCGACCGTCTCGGCAGCCGACCCGACCGGCGCGGGCGACCCGTTCACGGTCACCGCAGAAAAGGCAACGTCTCCGTACACGTCATGGTCGGCGGTCACCATCGGCTCGGTCACCGAGGACACCCCGGGTGCAGGCTTCACCACCTACAACCTCACCGGACTCGTCACGGCAACGACCTACAAGGTGCGACTCATCGCCACCGGCACCAACGGCAACTCGACCACGTCGGCAGTATCCAACACCTTCACCACCTCTTAACGCACACCGATCAACGGGAACTGCCGCGCCACCGCGGTCAGACTCTCGCGCGCCCGGTGCAGGGCGCCGTGCGCACGGTTGGCGCGCTCGACCAGGTCGGCAACGGATTCGCGTTTGCAGTCACGGTCGGCATAGCCGATGAGATCCTGAGTCTCATCGGCTATGCGCTTCTGCAGGATCAGCAGTTCGCCAACCATCCGGTGCGCCGTGGAGGTCAGCCGGGAAGCGGCCCACACCACATCCAGACCGTTGGTTCCACGGCCCACCAGCACGTCGACGGACAACCCGAAAATCTCGGCGAACGCGATCAACTCGTCGGCGCGCACCCCCCGCTCACCCGACTCCATCTTGGAGACGGTGCTCGCCTGCGCCTCGATCTTGTGCTCGGACAGGGCCTGGGCGACCTGGGCCTGGGACCAATCGTGGCGCTCCCGCTCGGAGCGAATCCGGTGCCTTAACAGGTCACCAATCCAGCCCTGTTTGCTCATATCGAAAACCTAACCGATTCGGGACTTTCCGACAATATCCTGGCGATATGGTGACCGACTCCAAAGACCTGCCCACGAAACTGCCTTCTGCCATGCCGGCGAGCGACGCCCGGGAACAAGCCGAGGCTTACGACTCGATGTTCGCCGACACCCCGCTGACACTCGACGACGGCCGGGTGATCCAGATCCCGCCGCATCCCGACTTCGGAATGCTGGACGACGAACAGATGACCGAATACGAAGAGCTGAGGTTCGAGGTCGAGTCCTACGATCGCGAACCCGACATCTTCATCCCCGAACAGCGGCTCCGCGGTGAGAACGGCCAGGAGACCGGGGTGGTGCTGCCCGCCGAAACCCAGCCGGGCGCGCTGAAGCGGCCGTTCCGCAAAGACGGGGTGCTCATCAAGCCCGCCTACTCGGTGCGCGCAGTCCAGGCCGCGCTCGGCGAGCAGAAGTACAAGCTGCTGCGCGAGGGCGGCTGCAACGCGGCCGACGTGTGGAAGATATGGGGTAAGCAGGGCCTGATAGCGCGTGAGCGTCAGTTTCGTGGATCCGAAGCTGATT